GTTTCCCAGTCACGATCCTCCAGGATCGATGACACGACGTGTTGCTGTACTGTGCACCATGTCATACGAACCACCTACCGAGTTTGTTAATAAGATCGGTAGGAGGATAGGCAAATACGTTTACTGGATATTTTACGAAGGAGAAGACGATGGCGCTGACACCGGAAAAGAAAGTTAAGAACGCTATAGTAAAACAGTTGAAGTTGTTCGGGGATTCTGTATATTATTTCTTTCCTGCAACAGGTGGTTACGGGCGTAGTGGCGTGCCCGATATTGTAGGATGTTTCAACGGTAAGTTCTGGGCAATAGAATGTAAGGCAGGTAAGAACACCACGACCGCTTTACAGGACAGAGAACTTAACGCCATACGTAACGCGCGTGGTGAAGCGTGGGTAATCAACGAAGAGAATGTTGATGCAGTTGCCCTGATGTTTAGAAAGTTTTTGTAGTTTGGTAGGGGGTAGGGTTTTCATGGTTACCTACCCCGTGTCCCAGTGGGCGGTGGGCATATTCAGCAAAACACCCTCAGTTAACGATCGCGGTCACGGCATTTAGTTTTGTTAATCAAGCTAGTGCCTCCTACGTGATGCGTTGCCGAGTAAGCCACGAGAAGGTTAGTCGTGTTAAGCAAACAAGTTGAACTGAATGGGTGGGAATACTTGTTGGTGCAAGCACGCACCACAATTTAAATATAAATAAGGATAAAGATGATGGACATGACAGATAAAATTTTTGCAGTAGACGATGTACCGCCACATGATTTGGAAGACCACTTAAACGAATTAGCAACAGACCATTGGGTTTTGCATAGCATAGAAAGTGTTAGCACCGCCGAAGGGACACTGTGTGGCTTTACTGTAATTGCGTATAGGGCGCATGACTGGGAAGCCTACTTCGAAGCGAACAAGAAAAAGTGGGAAGCAGAGTTAGATGCGGAGAAAAAAGCTGAGAAGTACTGGGCAGCTAAGATGGCTGAGAATAATGGAGGACACGCTAATGAGTAACAGAGACTCTTTAGACGCAGACTTAGATAGATGGCAAGACGAGCAAGACGAGGATTACATTAACCCCGCTGATGCCGCGCGTGAACGTGCTGAGTACTTAGCTGACCAAGAAGACTGAAGCCAGTTCTCTAGGAGATGAGGATGAGTAACGAAGAAATCAGAGATATGCTTAAACTGTTTGCTCGCCAGTTAGAAATAGCAGCGGAACTTAAGCAATTAAAGAAGGAAAACAAATGAGTGGTAAAGGAAGCAGACGTAGACCAACCCTTATCCCCGCCAAAGACTTTGGGGATAACTGGGCAAAAATCTTTGAGAAACCAAAACAGAAGGAAGAAGAGAATGTTAACAGCAGAAGTACCAAGAACGAAAATGAGCGACCCCGTAGTGAACAAGCAGACAGCCCTACAGACACAAACGGGCGGGACGCACTATAAGAACATGGCTATTCAACCTGCCGAGTACGCAGAGAAGAACGGCTTGTCTTTGTTGGAAGGTAACGTAGTGAAATACATAACTAGGTGGAAGTTGAAGGGGCAACCCTTGTCAGACTTAGAGAAAGCTAAGCACTGCATCGACCTGCTAATCGAGATACACAACGTCAAATGAAAATAACTATAGAAGTAGATGGCGCTGATGCCGAAGAACTTGTTGCCCTAGTACAACGTGCAGCAGAGGCGGTGGAAAAACTAGAAGCCATACTCGAGGAGTTCGAAGATGCTGATAAAGTGTAATGCCGCCGATCACCTGCACCTAATAAAAGATGATCCTGTACGCCCCGACTTGTTTGAAGGGAACATAAAAAGGTTTGAAGACCCGTTCCATGTTTACGCAGAAGTGAATGATGAGACGGGTGAGATAGCCGCAGTTGTTTGTGTAATAGTTTGCAAGTTTGTTCCGCAAGATGAGTTACAGATACAAGCAGTTGCCGAGGGGCGACTTACCGAGATAGAAGAAAAACTTGAGGAGCGGGAGAAAATATATGGGGAGTTGGGCACCGTGCTGTGCCCTTACTCAATCTGGTCTTACCAACGCGGACATGGTAGAAAGTTAATTAATAATCTATTGGAAGCTGCGGCGGTAATACACCCAGAAGTAGATGCAGTAATAACTATGTCGCCACACACCGCTACCGCTATGAAGTTCCACTTGGACAACGGCGCAGATATATTTGGTACGAACGCAGAGTGTGTTAACTACGAGTACGAGGTGCCTGATGTCATACTTCACTGACCCTATGGCTGCGATAGAAGAAGCAGAGTACATAGCAAAAGAAGAGAAGCGCACTATGTGTGTGGTGGAAGTTGAACCTAATATGATTGTGGTTGTACCAAAAAAAGCCGCTGTAGATATGGGCGGCATAATATTAGAAACCTGCGTACCTTTTGAAGAGAACCACAACATATACGACTAAAGGAAATGATGATGTTTGTAATAGATAGCTATGGTATAAAACCACCCCGCCGTCTTTCGGCTAAAGAAAGAGCGGCTAACCAAGAAAGCATTAGAATGATTAAGCGTAGATGGAATACGTTCGATGATGAAACACGTATGCGTGCGACGAAAACAATACGTTGTTTAGAAACCCAAGGGTTTTTCAGATGATTACCCCTGCGATGATGTGCGTTGCTATGGCAGTGTACTTTGAAGCAAGGGGTGAACCGACAGCAGGACAGATTGCTGTAGCTCATGTAATACAAAACAGAATCGAAGACCCACGTTACCCAGACAATGCGTGTGACGTGGTTAAGCAGGGGTACTACTGGAACGGTGTACCTATAAGAAACAAGTGCCAGTTTAGTTTTTATTGTGACGGTAAGTCGGACGACCCGAAGAACAAACAGGCATGGTTTAACTCGTTGTACATTGCGCACTTAAGTGGGTTCGTACCGGATACTACACAAGGCGCGACCCACTACCATAGTACAGAGGTGTTTCCACAGTGGGCATACAACGCCGAGATAACTACTAAGATTAACAAACATATTTTTTACACAGGTATTAACTAGTGACTACAACAAAGATAGATCGGCCCACGCTAAACGAAAAAGAAAAACACAGTGCGAAGTTGGCACAACAAGTAGCAGAGTATCTAGCCCAAGGGGGTACGATAACTAGATGTCCTGATCGTGCGTTTACAAAAACCGAAGGCCCCAAGAAAAAATTTGCCGGTAGTCAGTTTGATTCTTTAACTGACCCAACCAACCGAGACGTAGGGGCATACCGGCCTACAAAAAACAAAGGTGGTAGTGAGTAATGACCAATATATGGCGCATAAAAGTGTGTAAAAAGCATCTTACAAGGCGCATTAAAGTGGAAAAGCAACATGTATGAATACAATTGCAAGATTGTGAGAGTCGTAGATGGAGACACAGTAGATGTGGATATTGACCTTGGCTTTGATACTTGGAAGTGCGGTGAGCGCATACGTCTTTATGGTGTTGATACTCCAGAGTGCCGCACAAGAGATGCAGAAGAGAAAGCTGCCGGACTCGTGGCAAAGAAGTTTGTCGAGGACGCACTGCACGTCGGAGGAACGTACACCCTAACTACCCGAGAGAAGGGTAAGTTCGGGCGCTACTTGGGAGTCATCATGTTAAGCGACAGGACTTCAGTAAATGCCGCACTAGTAAGTGAGAACTTAGCAGTACCGTACCACGGGCAAAGCAAGCAAGAAATAGAAGACGCACACGCAGCGAACTATGAAATTCTAAAAGATAGGGGATTGATATAAAGTGAATATAATAACGGTAGACTTCGAGACGTACTACGACAAGGCGTTTTCTCTTAGTAAGCTAACAACCGAGCAGTACGTGCGAAGCCCCGAGTTTGAGGTCATAGGACTTGCGGTTAAAGTTAACAGTGGTGAAACAGATTGGATAAGTGGGCCATTCGATGCGGTTAAAAAATACTTACACGCTAACTACGATTGGGAAGGTTCTGCTGTCCTTGCCCATAACACTATGTTTGATGGCGCTATTCTTAGTTGGCTGTTTGATATTCACCCTAAGCTATGGCTTGATACGCTGTGTATGGGCCGCGCGTTACATGGTACGGAAGTTGGTGGTTCGCTTAAGTACTTGGCTGACATGTATGAGATCGGCGAGAAAGGTAACGAAGTCTTAAACGCATTAGGTAAGCACCGCGCAGATTTTACTGAAGAAGAACTAGAACGGTACGGTGACTACTGCATACAAGACGTTGAGCTTACCTATCAGTTGTTTGAGATATTCCTAAAAGTATTCCCGAAGAAAGAACTTAAAGTAATCGACATGACGCTGCGTATGTTCACCGAGCCTAAGTTGGAGTTGGACGTAGGTAGGCTAGAAGATCACTTGGATACGCTGCAAGAACAAAAAGAAAAACTACTCGAAGAGTGTGGCATCGAGAAAGAAGAGCTGATGTCCAACCCTAAGTTCGCTAAGGCACTTGAGTCGCTGGGCGTTACCCCGCCAATGAAAACAAGTCTACGTACGGGTAAGGAAGCCTTTGCTTTTGCTAAGAGCGACGAGGGATTTAAAGCCCTACAGGAACATGAGGACGCGCGAGTACAAGCCCTAGTAGCTGCACGAATAGGTTTGAAGAGCACACTAGAAGAGACACGCACCGAGCGGTTTATCGACATTGGTATACGCGGGACAATGCCCGTACCGATTCGGTACTACGCTGCACACACAGGAAGGTGGGGCGGTTCCGACAAGATAAACCTACAAAACCTACCATCACGCGGTCCGAACGGCAAGGTATTGAAATCATGTATTTGCGCCCCCGAAGGCCACACCCTGATCGAAGCTGACTCTGCGCAGATAGAGGCCCGGGTGTTAGCTTGGTTAGCAGGACAAGTTGATCTAGTTATAGCGTTCGAGAATGGTGAAGACGTATACAAGAAGATGGCGGCTACTATCTATAATAAGAAGGTAGACGAGATAGACAGCTCACAACGCTTCATCGGTAAGACTACTATTCTAGGTGCGGGCTACGGTATGGGTGCCGCTAAGTTCCGCGACCAGTTAAAGGGTATGGGCGTCGAGGTAGACGAGGAGGAATGTAAGCGCATCATACGGGTGTACCGCAGTGCCAATGCTTCTATCTCTCAGTTGTGGCGTGATGCGCAGAACGCTTTGATGGGTATGTACCAAGGCGAACGCTACGGCATAGGTAAAGGGGGCGTACTAAAAACACTACCAGAAGTTAATGGCATACGTCTGCCGTCGGGACTCATCATGCGCTACGGTGACCTCAAAGCCGAAGAAGGTGAGATGGGGGTTCAGTTTTCGTACAAGACCCGTAGAGGGTGGATAAATATCTATGGCGGTAAGGTTATAGAGAACGTATGCCAAGGCATCGCCCGCTGTATTATGTCGGATCAAATGTTAATGATTTCAAAGCGGTACCCTATACTTCTTACTGTCCATGACTCTGTGGTATGCTGTGTTCCAGATAGCGAAGTTGATGAGGCTGCGGCCTATGTTGACTTATGTATGCGACACACACCCGATTGGGCAAAGGGCCTTCCGGTGCGTGGTGACGTGGAAACTGGAAAGAACTACGGAGAATGTACGGAATGGGTAAACCCACATGGTCTTTCAGCAGCATAAAAACTTTCGATCAATGCCCTAAGAAGTACTACCACACCAAGGTACTTAAAGACTATAAAGAAGACTTCAACACCGAAGCCATACTGTACGGTAACGAGTTCCATGAAGCTGCGGAACTATACGTTAGAGGCGATGTTGAGACGCTAGACCCAAGGTTTGATTACGCGTTATCTGCGTTAGACAAACTTAAAAATATGAAAGGTGAGAAGCTCTGTGAGTACAAGATGGGCCTTACCGAGAACCTTGAACCCTGCGGTTTCTTTGATAAAGACGTATGGTTTAGGGGTGTCTCTGACCTTACGATATTAGATA